CCATACAAGTGCTGACAGAAGCTGGCTCGTTAATGAATGTTATGGCTTCGTTTGACCTATATAAAGAAGCACAAACTGTAGCATTTGATGGTGAATAAGCTTGACAAATTGAGAAATCTGTGGTATAATAGCAACAAAGGAAAAGATAAATGACATACTTACAACTTGTCAACGCTGTATTGAGGAGACTTCGAGAGAGTGAAGTGACTACAGTACAAGGCGCTGGTAACACCAATAGCTACGCTCGGTTGGTTGGCGACTTTATTAACGAGTCTAAGAGCCAAGTAGAAGCTGCGTATGACTGGAGTGCTCTACGTACTACAAACACAGTTACAACCAGCGCTAACGTGTTTAACTACGAGCTACAAAATACTCGTACTAGCGCCAAGGTGTTAGATGTCTTTAATGACACTAGCAATATTGAGATGCGTTACCAAACATCTAACTGGTTTGACAACGAGTTTTTGATGGGTACTCCACCTACTGGTGTGCCTATCTATTACAACTTCAACGGGGTTAGCGCAGACGGGGATATTCAAGTAGATATTTACCCAATCCCTGATGGTGTCTACGACATACGATTTAACATGACCTCGCGTAACCTGCCTTTAACGGCTGATACTGATGTCACTGTTTTACCCACCCGTCCAATTATCCTGTTAGCTACGGCGATGGCGATTGAGGAACGTGGTGAAGATGGTGGTCAACAAAGTATTAACGCCTACGGTGCTGCTCAGTCGGCATTGGCAGATGAGCTTTCTTTCGATGCGGCTCGTCACCCAGAGGACACTATTTGGTATAGCGTATGAAACAACTACAAACAGTCTCTGTTGTCTCTCCCGGCTTTTTCGGGTTAAACACACAAGACAGTAGTGTTACCCTCTCTAGCAACTTTGCCCTAGCCGCTGACAACTGTATCATTGATAAGTTTGGTCGGTTAGGTGCTCGTAAGGGTTGGGAGCAAAAGACTACTGACGGTGTGGATGAGTTGAGCAACCTCAATATTGAAATGTTAGCAGAGCACGTCAACGCCGATGACACTACCGTTACCCTCAGTGCAGGGAATCAGAAGTTATTCACAGGCGGTGTTGATGCTGTGTTAACCGATGTGACCCCTGTTAGCTACACGATTACGGCTAACAACTGGAAGGTAGCTACTCTCAATGACCATGCCCTGATAGTTCAAGAGGCACATGAAACTCTGGTTTACACTGAAAGCGCCACTCCTAATGTACAGAAGCTAGTCGATTACACAGGCGTAGCCCAAGCCTACGGAACAAGCTACCCTCGTGATGTGTTAGCCGCTTATGGGCGATTCTGGGCACATGACGGGTCTACTGTATACTGGACTACAGATATAGCAGATACAGCCTTTCCAGCCTTTGCAGGGGGCACTAGCGGCTTTCTAAACATAGCTGCTGTCCTACCTAACAACGTAGACACAGTAACGGCTATAGCGGCTCACAATGACTTCCTAATCATCTTCTGCTCTCGTAACATTGTCATCTACTCAGGGGCTAGTGATCCTCTGAATACTTTTAAACTTAGTGATGTTATTGCTGGTGTGGGTTGTGTGGCTCGTGATAGTGTACAGAGCACTGGTGGGGACTTAATCTTCCTGTCTGACACAGGTGTGCGTTCGTTGGGTCGTTTGTTACAAGAGAAGTCGTTACCCATGCGCGACTTAACAAAGAATGTGCGGGATGATTTAAGAGAAGTTGTAGCAACTGAGTTTGCTCTTGCTGGCTCTTACAATAAGGTTCGTTCAGTTTACTCAGAGGTTAACGCCTTCTACCTTTTATCTTTTCCCTCAACATCAACTGTCTACTGCCTAGATATGAGGCAAGCGCTTGAGGATGGTTCATCTCGTGTTACCACTTGGTCGGTTAAAACAACAGCTTTCCTACGAACTAGAACTCGTGACCTGCTGTTAGGGAAGCAAAATGGTATTGGTCTTTACGGCGGTTATGTAGATAACACCACCCAATACCGTATGAAGTACTCGTCTAACTTTATGGACATGGAGAATAGCTCTATGACCAAGATGGTTAAGAAGGTGAGTATAACAGTTATTGGCGGGAGTGGTCAAGACTTTGTTATTAAGACAGGCTACGATTACTTAGGCGCTAACTTCTCCTACCCTTTTACAATTAACGAAGGTGTTGGCAGTGAGTATGGTGTAGGTGAATATGGAATTGCTGAATACACTGCTGGCGTGTTAATCGATAGGGTTAACGCTCAGGTGCAGGGTTCAGGTAAAGTAATACAGATTGGTTTTGAGGCTAATGTTGAAGGAAGTGAAATTAGCGTTCAGAAATTGGATATGTTTGTTAAAACAGGAAGGATTAGTTAATGTCTAATTATACGAAGCTAACGGATTTTGCTACTAAGGATACCCTTCCTTCGGGCAACGCAGCAAAGCTTGTCAAAGGTACAGAGATTGATGACGAGTTTAACGCAATTGAAACTGCTGTGACATCTAAAGCAAACACAGCAAGCCCTACGTTTACTGGGACTGTAACAATGACAACACTCGATGGTGCTACTATTAGTGGCGGAACTTACTAAGGAATTATTATGGCAGTAAGCGATTATTTAAGCATGGGTTGGGATTACCTTACAGACAACGTGTCCCCAGTAGACGTTGCTAAGGCGGGTTACAGTCTTTACACAGGGTATAAAACAGCTAACCAAGCGGAAGACGCGGCTAATAGGGCAGCGGCACAGTCAGCGCAATCTGGTCTGGCTGCTTCTGAAGCTGCTAAATTTAAACCCTACTCTGTTTCAACTGGTTTTGGTTCAAGTTACTTTAACCCGGAGACACAGACGGCTGGCTACGAGTTAGACCCTATATTATCTGGCTTCCGTAATCAACTATACGGGACAGGTTCTGAGTTCTTAGGGCAGATTCAAACAGACCCTAGGGCAGCGGCACAGCAATACTACAACCAACAACAAGGTTTGATGTCTGGTGGTAGAGAGGCTGAGGACATTGCCCTACGCAACCGACAGCTTCAACAGGGGCGTATTGGTCTAGGCTTATCAGGCGCGGCTATGGGTGCTGGCGCTGGTACAGGGTATGTTAACCCACAACAGTACCAACAGCAATTGGCTCGTTCACAACAAGACCAACAACTAGCTGCCCAGTCTATGCAACTTGCACAGGCAGACATTGACAGGAACATCTCTCGTGGTACTGGTTTGATGCAGAGTGGTTTTGGTGTTGAAGAGTTAGGATTCCGTCCACTTACAATTGGTGCTGACATTGGCGCAGGTCAACAAACATCAGGCGGTCAACAGGCTCAGGCGTTGTTAGCTGGTGGTCAAGGTGCTGCTAATAGCCGACTTGCGGGTGAGATTGCATCTATGAGAGCACAACAAGGTGCTGTCGGTGGCTTCAGTGGCTTGTTCAGTAAATAAGGATATAAGATGGCAAATACAATATCAGGGTTGTTTGGAATGCAAAGCCCACAACAACTACAGCAGGATTACTTGTCTGGGTTGATGGTTTCTCCTGCTCAGATGGGTCAGCAAGGGTTGTTACAGCAACTTGCCTCAGTAGGCGCTAATGCTGGAGCCATGATGGGCTACGGTGGCGGTCGTTTGTTAGGCGGTAAGGTGGCTGGTGAGGTCGAGGCTGGTCTTGTTAACAAGGCGCTGAAGGATGTTAATGAAATGGGTATTAAAGACCCGGCACAGAAGATGGCTAAGTTAGGCGAGATTCTTAGTGCAAACCCCGCTACGGCTAAACAGGGGATGATAGCGCTACAAGAGGCTAATAAGCTAAAGGTGCAGGGCTATGAGATGGGAGCTATGGATCGGGTACAGAAGTTACAGGAAGCTATAGCAGCTATTCCTGCTGACGCTACCGAAGAAGGTCGAGTAGCTAGTATGAATAACGCTATTCGTCAGTATGGTACTCCTGAGCAACAAACAGAGCTGGCTAAACAAGAGTTAGTGGAGGCTAAAAAGAAAAAAGCTATTGATAATAGATCGACAGCCTTAATTTCCTCTTTTGGCACAGCAATGGATAGCAACACAAGATTGTCTATTGCCAGTGATAACGCCTTGTTTAACAAAGTAATGGAAGATAAGTATAAATACCGCGAACAAAAGACAAAGGTGATAACATCAGCGTCTGGTGTTCAGTTAGTAGCAGACCCTTCTGGTAAAGTTATTAAAAACTACGGACTTCCTCCTGCTTCGTCTAGTGTTAAGGTGAGTATACCAGCTTCTCAGACTTCTTATGGTAAAGCTGTGGGAGAAGGCAAAGCTAAGAAAGATTTGGCTTTTGTCGAATCAGCCCAATCCGTTGCGGGATCTTTACCCCAAATGTATGAAACTGCTAACTTGATTGCAACTTCAGATGATTTGTTAACAGGTATTGGCTCTGGTGTTATAAAGGATTTCTATCGCATTGTAGATCAATTTACTTCTGCTAAAGAGGCTGGTAAGAAGGTGTCAGATACTGAATACTTAGATGCTTTGATGGGTAGGGAGGTATTTACGCAAATTACTGCTCTTGGTATTGGTGCTCGTGGTTTGGATACTCCTGCTGAACGTGAATTCTTGCGTAGTGTTATGACAGGTACTACTACCTTAAATGAAGAGACGCTTAAGAAATTAACAAATCTTCGTATTACTGTAGCAGAACGAGCTATCAAAAATTACAATGAAATGCTTGCATCAGGTCAATTAGATAGATATATGAAAGAAAGTGGTGAGAAACTTGAGCCAATCGAAATACCGAAGAGAAGTTCTGAAACTGAGATAGCAAGTTTAATTTCAAGATTGAAAGCTAATCCTCAGTATTCTAATCTAACTGATAAACAAGCTCAACGTGCATTACGTAAAGCTGGAAAAATTAAATAAAGGTATATCATGGCAACAAAAGTCCCAAGTGTGATGGAGTTAATCTCTGAAGATGGTGAGTTCTTCAAAGGTTCTTCTGATAAGACTCTCAACGAGCGTTTAAAACAAGCTCAATTACGAGGTGATGAGAAAGAAGTATCTCGCCTCAATGCTGCTGCTGGTGTTACTTCAGCTTTGACTGGTGTCGTTACTGGTCTTCCTGATTTAGCTATTATGGGTATTAATTGGGGTTTGGACACTAACATAAAAGATGTAAGAACTCGTTTGTTAGAGGCGGCTGGTGTGCCCACATCAGGAACAGAAGGCGAAGAGCTGACATATAACACACCAGAATATATGGCAATGGCTATTAGTCTTGGTCAGCTTGTTAAGCAAGGTGTTAAACAAGGCTCTAAGTTTTTTAAAGATAAAAAGATTAATGAAGCTTTAAAAGAATTACCGCCTACCACTGCTAATAAATTTCAAAAGTTTATGGTGACTGGTCAAGGTTCTAATGACCCAGAGATTGCGTTTGTATTACAGAAACTACGGACTAATCCTAAATACGCTGAATTGTTTCATAAGTTAGATGAGGCGGCTACTAAAGAAACAATAAAGATTCTCGCACCTAAACCAAGTGCTCAAACAACTGAAGAAGCTGCTCGGGGTATGGCGGGTGTTGTTGCTAACAAACTTAACGATCTAAAGAAGGCGCGTAAAACAGCAGGGGATGTTAACTTTACTCGGGCATTAGCGGAAGTTGGTGACAAAAACATTATTAACACCAATAAGACTGTTGAGAATTTAAACAACCTTAAAGTTCAGTTTTTAGATGAGGGAACACCAGAAGCTGAAAATGCTATTAAATATATTAACAGTATTCAAGAAAATATTGCTGGTGGTTTTGATCCGAAAATAAATACTTCTAAGTTAAGATCATTGATGTCTCGCTTTGGTAAGAAGGCAGGGCAAGGCGATGCAATGATAAACCAGTTAACAACGACAGATCAAAAAAGAATTAACTCTGCTGTTTTTAGTGGTTTAAATGATGATTTAAGTATTTCATTAAAAGCTGCTACTGATATAAAAGATAAAAAAGCTTTAGGAAATTTAATATCAGCCCGTACTCAATATAAAAATGCTTCTGACCAGTATGATGCTTTTATTTCTAAAGGTATACCTAAGTACTTACAAGATAAATCGTTGAACGATGTTAACTTTGACGATTTATACAGTGAGTATTCTAAATTAAATAAAGAACAACGTACTTTATTTAGGGGTTGGATAGGAGATACGAGAGCAGAATCATTAAAAGCTATTGATGAAAAAGTAGCTAATGATTTTCTTAGCTCCGCTTATGGTACTTTAGATGACGGTACTGAAGGTTATAAGCTAGGTAAGATGGCAGACAACTGGAGTAAGTTACAAGCTTCAGATAAAAATACTGCTGATATGGTAGCTAAGTCTTTTGGGTCTAATGCGGGTGAGTTTACTTCTAGAATGAAAGATGCTCAAACATTCACTAGAAAGATGCAAGTTAGTAAGGAGCCAGAACAAGTTAGCCGTACGTTACAAGCAGCTAGACAAGAATTGCCTGTCGCTATTGGGGCTGTCGCTGGTTATGCTCCAGCTAAAGCCGCTCAACTAACAATGGATGTTGGCGCTGAGTTGTTTAAAAAGAGAGGTTTAACCAACGATCAATGGATGAAAGCTCTACTCAGACCTGAAGCCGCTAATGTGTTAAAACAATCAGCTTTATCACCTCAAAGCACTAAAGTTCTAGACGAGTTAACAAAAGTTGAGAATCTGTTTTTAACCCCACAGACTAAATTCACAGCCGCTAGTACTACAGCTAATGTACTCACACCAAGAACAGACGCTTCTCCGGCGGTGACAGAAGACATTGTGATTGACCAAGAAACTTTAGATAGTCTGGGTACACCTAGTTTTCAAAATGAAGGTGAAATTGTTATCGATGAAGACACGTTAAATAGTCTATAAACTAAAAAGCCCCTAAGCAGTGATGCCTAGGGGCTTTTTTTTAGTCTTTGATTTCCAACACTTCCTCGTCTAACTCACTAAACTCACCGATGTAGATGGAGAAGAAAGGGACTTTAATAATCAACCCCTCATAGGCAGCGATAAACCTACCTTCCTCATCGCCTACCACATGGCATATGTTGTCGTTATGCTCAATGTCAAACCCAATACCTAGGCGCATGTTAATGTTAATCATTTGTTATCCTCATGTTTAATTCTAGCGATGATGTAATTCTTAACCAAACTACTACGAACAATGTCAGCGATGGAGAACTCAATCTCTGTAAACTCTTTCATTGACCGAAGGATGGTTAGGAACTCCAACAACCCACTCTTATCATCTCTCTTCTTCAAGTCCACCTGCCTGTAGTCACCGCACAGGAAGAACTTAGACGTGTGACCAATACGGGTGATGATGGTATCTAGCTCGTGCATTGTACAGTTTTGACTCTCATCCAACATGACAATAGCATTGTTAAACGTCGTACCCCGAATAAACGAGGTAGAGAGGAACTCCACATACCCTTGCTCGACCAACCTATCCCATGCGTCTTTGCGTTTGAACAGTTCAGCCGCTATCTGTTTGTAC